ATTTACAAACAAAATGTCAAGAAATTACTACAGTTGACGTAGTAGTTAAACCTAAAAAAACTCAAGCTGTAGAACGCTCTTTAAATAGAGCGTTTACACAAGTGTTGTTTAACGGTGGCAATCGTATTGAACCAGCTGATTTTTTCTTAGCAATGCTAGGCGAGAAACGGTCATGGGCGTTTTATTATGTTGCACAAGTAAACATCACTAAAGAAAAGTATGCCGAGTATATACAAAATGTTACATCTGACGATGATGATGCAACAACAAGTTCAGTTAAACCTGGCTCACAAACACACAAAGCATTACAGGCGTACACTACTAATTTAAACGAAGAAGTTAAAAATAACAAGATTGACCCAGTTATTGGTCGTGTAGACGAATTAGAACATATTGCGCTTGCGTTAGGACGTCGTAGTAAAAACAACGTTATTATGGTAGGTGATCCGGGTGTAGGTAAAACTGCAATTGCCGAAGGTCTTGCATATAACATTGTTAACGGTTCGGTTCCTGAATTTTTAATAGATTACACTGTTTACAATTTAGATATTGCTGCTATGTTGGCAGGTTCTAAATACAGAGGCGACTTTGAAGAACGATTTAAACAAGTAATTAAGTCGTTACAGAAACTTGGTAAATGTGTACTATTCATTGACGAGGCCCATATGATTAGTGGTGCAGGTGCATCTGGTAATTCTTCTAATGATTTAGCTAATATGATGAAGCCTGCACTTAGTAAAGGTAACATTAAAGTTATTGCAAGTACTACATGGGACGAATACCGTAAACACTTTGAAAAAGATCGTGCGTTAATGCGTAGATTCCAACGTATTACAGTTGACGAACCTACACAAGAAATGACTTTACAAATTCTTAAAGGTATTAAGAAGTACTACGAAGGTCATCACAAACTTAAAATTAAGGACGAAGCATTACAAGCGTCAATTAAATTATCTGTAAAATATCAAGCAGATAAAAAATTACCCGATAAAGCTATTGACTTAATTGATTGTGCTTGCTCACGGTTTAACTTAAAACTTGCAGATCAACGTGTAGTTACAGAAGCTGATATTCAGTTTGAATTAGCTAAAATGGTTAACATGCCAGTTGAACAGATCATGCAAACTGAAACTAGTTCGCTAATTACATTGCAAGAAAAACTTGAAGCTGAAGTATTTGGTCAAGATACTGCATTAACTGAAATTGTTGACAAAATTATGGTTGCACAAGCAGGATTAAAACCAGAAAACAAACCAATTGGTAGCTTTGTGTTTATGGGACCAACAGGGTGTGGTAAAACTGAAACAGCTAAAGCACTTGCTAAACATTTAAATACTAAATTGTTACGTTTTGATATGTCAGAATATCAAGAGAAACACAGTATTAGCAAACTAATTGGCAGTCCTCCAGGTTATGTAGGTTTTGAAGACAATGCAGGTTTGTTGATTACACAAATTCAAGAAAATCCAAATGCGGTATTGTTATTTGATGAGATTGAAAAATCACATCCTGATGTATCTACAGTGTTGTTACAAATGATGGACAACGGCTTTATTACAGGCTCAAATGGTAAACAAGCTGATTGCCGCCATATTGTATTAATTCTAACTACTAATGCCGGTGCGCAATCTGCAGAAAAAAATCAAATTGGGTTTGGCTCTCAAGAAAAAGACTATTCAGATACTGATCTTAAGAAGTTTTTATCGCCTGAGTTCCGCAACAGACTAGATGGTGTTATTACGTTTAATAAGTTAGGAAAAGACACTATGGTTAAAGTTGTAAACAAGTTTATTGACGAAGTGCGTGAACAAGTTAAAGAAAAAGGCATTAAGATCAAAATTGATAAAGCTGCAACTAATTGGTTGTTAGACAACGGATTTGATGCTAAAATGGGTGCTAGACCATTACATCGCATTATTGATAAAGAGATCAAACGTGATCTTGCTAAAATGATGTTGTTTGGTGATCTTAAATTAGGAGGATGGTTAACAGTAACAGTTGCAGATGATAAAATTGTACTTGTTTCTAAACCTAAAGCACTTAAAGTACCGTTACTTACTACAAAAGAAGTGTTAACATCAGACAACTTGTTTATTGAAGATGCTGATTAAGACTACTAAAAAGTTATATAAAGGCAAATACCAGTACAATATTGTGCTGGTATGCGCATTTTCTGTTGTGTTTAGAGGAAATGATCTTAATGTTACTGCTCGTAAAATTGACAATGAAGAAAAATTAGTAGACACAAAATGGGCGTGGAAAAATCCATTAGAGTTTGCGTATGCTAAAGAACTTTACAATATGCTAATTACCATGGACGATTTTTCCATTAGAGTTGAATCTCCAACTATTACATGTTATACTAACAACTACAGTGATATTATTGCATTAAGAGAAATAGACATTTCAAAAGTTCGTAGAATTAGTGTTCCAATGGTTACATTAACTGAAGACTCTGTATACATGCCAGAGATAGATTACGAGTTTCGTGTTACTATCGGAGGCACTAAACACCAATATTTAGATTTTTTAGAATGGGCAGATGCTATTGACAAATTACGAATTACTAATAGCTGTAGAGAAATGTTATCACAACGCAGTAGTTATGGCGGGGGTCACTTTTATGTAAATGGTGAAAACATGTTATTAATGTGTAGGATGCAATTAGCTGGTATAAATCTTACAGTCCACCGTATAGTACATTAAGTATAAATATATTAATAACACGGAATTTAACTATGCGTATCACAGATTTATTAGAAAATGCTCACTTTAAAAGTGAAGAATTTGTTAAACAAACTGACGACGGTAACGAGATTGATTTTGATCTAACCGAGGATTTAGTTTTCTTTTTAAACAACAATGACGATGCATATCGCCGTCACCTGTTGCCCGCAGTACATAAGTTTATTGATACACAAAAAGCAGGCAATGAACCCAAATATACTATTTTTAAAACTGCAGTTGCAGATGGTTATAAACAATACACTCAGCAATATCCAATGCGTGAATTGCCGGATGAAATAGATAAGAAAACTTGGAAAACAACTTGTAAAAATTTGTTTGATCAAATTTCTAAAGATATGGAAGACGGTCATTACGATCACACTTAACATTTTTATTATATAGGTAACAATATGGCAGGAATAGCACACCCTGAAGATCTTATCATTACTGAAGGATCTAAAGGTGCCCTTCAAGCAGTTAATGAATTAACTAATCTTTCAACATTAACTATTAAATGGGACGGCTTTCCTGCAATAGTTTTTGGTCGAGATAAAAATGGAACATTAGTGCTTGTTGATAAGCACATGTTTAAACAAGTTGCTAACGGCAATCTTGAATTTACTTCAATTAGAGAATACGATTTAACCCGTAATATAAATCGTAACGACTTATGGGATAAAGAAGACATTCTCCGTCCTGCATTAGACAAAATAATTCCAAATATAACTGACACTTACTACATGGGCGATTTGCTATGGGTTAATACCCCTGTTAGTGTTGGAGATTCATATGTTTTTAAACCAAATACTGTCAAATATCATGTTGATCACAATAGTGAGTTAGGTAAATCAATTGCTAATAGTGTTGGGGGTATTGCAGTACATACGTTTATTCCAGGGTTAACTGCAGAAGACGAACCAATTAATGGTTTTGATGTGTTTGCAGAGTGTAAAGACATTACGTTTATTGCAACTGAGATGAAACAGCCAAATATTGTTATAAACACTGCATTATTAAACGCTGTACAAACTACAATTGCTACATATTCCAGCGATGTAGACGCTGTTATTGCTAAATTAACTGAGTTAAAATGTAAAAGTGTAATTACTGCAATGGGACCGTTTATTACTAGTATGATTAACAGTGAAGATCTATCTACTAACATTGTTCCAAGATTTATTGATTTTTTTACGCTAAGACTTACAAAACCTGCTCACGCTAAACTGTTTTTACCAAATGGAAAACTACGTAACGACATTTACACTGGTATTAATGGTTTATGGAGTATATGGAGTGCAATTTCTAATCTCAAATTAGACATTAAACGTCAAATTGATGAACAACAACTGCACAGTGCAGTGCAACCTGTAATAAATAGTATTATAAGTCACGAAGGCTATGTATGCGGCAGCGGTATTAACAAAATAAAAATTATAAATCGGTTAGAATTTAGCCGTGCTAACTTTTCCAAATACAATGTAACTGCAGAGGAAATTGCCGCAAAAAGTAACATGCCAATGGCAACTTTTTGTTTTGGTAGAATGAATCCTCCAACAGTTGGACATAAAAGAGTTATACAACAAACAGTAGCACTTGGAAAAGAACATGCATATATTTTTGCAAGTAATAAACATGATCCTAAAAGTGACCCATTAGAGTATGACGTTAAAACTGAATTTATTAAAAAAATTCATCCGGATTATTCTAACTTTATGGTAACCGAATATGTTAGAGATCCATGGCAAGCTGCATGTTGGTTATATGATAGAGGTTATAGACACATGACATTTGTTGCAGGCAGTGATAGACTAGGTAATAGTACTAGAAGTTTAGAAACTGCACTTAACAATTGGAATAGTGGTCCATCTCGCACTTCTGATTATGCTCGCGGACCAAATGGTAGAGAACATGTAGTATTAAAATTTGCTAGTAGTGGAGATCGCACAGATGAAACTAATAACGCTAGCAGTACATTAGCACGTGAATACGCTAAAATAGGTGACAAGATTAATTTCCAACTAATAACCGGTGTAAGTGAAGATATTACAGTATGTGGTAAAACCTTATATGAAGCTACTAGGGAGGGAATGAATGTACAACGGAATGAATAATGAAACGATATACAAATGAAGATATACGGGAATTTGAGATTGCCGTAAATGAGATGCAGCATAGCCTAATCCGTGAAGGTAAACTTCGTCAAGGTGTCCGAGATGCAGTTCCCGGATTAAATGCATGGCCTGCATTAAACAATAATAACAATCCATACAACGCTTATAGATTTGGCATTGCAATGGCAGGTGCCCCTGATTTTAAAACTGATAAAAAAGGGCCAAACGGTGGGGACTTTATGACAATGTCATACACTAGTGGCGACGACGAAATATTAAACTCTGCTGCAAAACAAATGGGTGTAAAAAGTTCATCAATTGCAGCAAAAAAATCTAAAGAAACTGATGATGTTCATAAAGTTAGTCCAGTTGCTAATAAAAAACGTAACAGGTACGGTATATGAAAATTTTAGAAATCATTACCGAATCAGAAGCTGG